ATATGAACCGCACCATCGGGCATCATCTGAACGGCTGAGCCGCTTCTATGCTGTAATGTGACCGACTCATGGCCCTCGGAGTCATCCAGAATAAATGAGTGGCCTGACTTGGTCTTGGTGACAGTGGCTAGACCGTGCTTTCCTGAGCCTTCTTCTTTACGAATATCACCACCAAAATTAACGGCCTCTGGTGTTTCTTTCCTCTTATCGTTCTTATTAATACTTTTAGGTTGGCTAGCCATTAATTACTCCATAAATGAAACGCCGAAACCAGAACTCTGGTCATCAAGGTTCTGAGGATCTACAGGATTGCCACCCTGTATAGTTTTCTTAACAATTTCCATCTTTTTCTGTGACTTAGAATCTTGATTTAATTTCTCGGTCATTTGTCTGGATTCTTTTTCAGATACGGTGGCCAATCTCTTAAACATTTGCTGCATGATGCCGGCCGACTGACCGAACATATTGCCTAGACCTTGAGAGCCGCCGCCACCTGAGCCAGAACCCTGGCCTCCATAGCCGGCCGATGGTGCTGTTACGGGATCATTAATAGTATTAGCAAAGTCAGATATTGCATTGGTGCTATCTGTATTGGCATATTGAATAGTAATATTACCATCAATATCTACCGTCTGTAGAGCCACACCCCAGGCATCTTCGACCTCTGTTTCGATCTTTTGAATTTCGTTTAGGCCATGTAATGAATTATCCCACTGAAGTCGCTGAAGCACATACATTAAATCATCAATATTAGTGGCCTGTGAGATTAAATCAGCGGCGTTTCTGAGGAATACACCCTCATGAACCACACCACCTGTAACATAAGCAACACCTGAACCCTCTGCCTCATATCCTTGAATAAGATTAGAAAGGCTTGTGACGGACTTTTGCATTGCTGGTGATAATTTACCTAGCGTTTCGTCCATATATGAAGGGCCAGAACCAAGACCAGACAGGGCATCATTAGCGGCAGTTGAACCGCCTCGTCCTTTTGACATCATAGACTGAAACATCTGACCTAGGGACATTAATTGTCCACCTAGCTGCTCCATCATCTGATCGGTCATCATATTGGTATTTTTCTGTTTGGCTGTAGGTACGTTCTTTATTTCAGGCAATCTAAAGCCCGCCATATTAAACAAAGCACCATGAGTAGGCAGACCATCTAATAGATCAAGTGAGAAATTCTCGCCGCTTTCTTTTACCTCACGGACTTTCACACCATTTTTGGTGGTCTCTTTAATCTGTGGTGGCGGCCGTATCTTCATTTTCTTAGAGGCAAGCTGGCTGGTGGCCTGATTAACATTCATCAGGTCGGTACCACCACCTGCATTGCTTTCCATATTACCGTCAATAATAGTATTCAGAATACCTAGAATAACACCGCCAGTGGCGCCTTGTTGTTTGGCTACAATGACACGGGTACCTGGGGTAAGAATAGCTGGGTTGGTCTGCTGGTCCCATGCGGAGGGACTGAGCATAAGAGAAGAAAAGGCCAAATGATCGTGATCGACACGAGAACCATGGGTGCCGGGCATAATTACTTTTTGATTAGATGAATTATCTTGTGCAGAGTTTTTCTTGGAATCATCCGAGGCAATTACACCAATATCAAATATTGTCTGAGGACCTAGAAAGTCATTCATAGTTTAACCTCCACCTATACTTTTTCTAATAGCGCCTTCACCAATAGTATTAGACGCACAGTCCAAAACGGTAATAGAATGACCACCAAGATGCAGCTTATGGGTCATTGACACAATAATATAATCACCTGAGCCATATACTTGCTGACCAGTTGCTTTATTCTTCCAATTAAGGGTAATAACATCACCAGCATGGAGCGTTGGTGACCATGGTACGGAAATTCTGAGGGCTATTTTATCTCTTTCAATTAAACCCATTCTGGCCTGTCTCTTTAATAGATATTCTTCTATTTTCATGTCACAGCCATTTTGTTGCTGAGAGGTGCCCATATTAGAGAGACCCATTTTATAATTACCAGAACCGATACCACATCCACCACGCATACCCGACTGGTTACCAAAAGCCTTGAACATACCAGAAAGGAAATTCATGGCTGAGAATGTATTAAAATTCTGGCCATTTTCATCGACGCCGTTGAGATAATCTGATAATAGATCAAAGTCACAAGGGAAAGAGAACACGAAAGCTAGCTTACCAGGATTCTCATTATAGGTGACACCACCTTCTGAGTGATAAAAGACTTTCTTAGGTGCCTGCTTACATAGACTTCTGAGTGAACGGAAGTGGTGCCTACCTGCGCCGCCCTGGGTTTCATCAAAAGTCATATAGTGAACAAAAGATGGATCATCACCATCGGCCAGTGCCACATTGGCTTGCTGGGATATTACCTGAAATGGGTGAATATTCTCGGCCAGATAATCTCTTGAAGGCCCACAACTTTCAACGTCAGGGTTTGTTGCACCAATACAGTCTGATAATACCTCTTTGACGATCTTATTAGGTGAGGTACATTTCCATGATTTGGAGACCAGCCCCTTGGCATCACGCAATAGGGAAGGGTCACAGGCGTGCAAGATAAATTCTTCTGTCTGACCGACGTTGACAGGCATAAACTCACGATTATCCATTCTATAGACCACCTGATTGATGGACATATAATCATCTGGTCCCTGTGCCTCACCTGCGGCCATACCTATACTAAGATTCTTACCCTTCCACTGGTCATAATTCTTGGTAATATTTGAATATATGTGAGACTGTAGGGAAACAGCAGTCTGTAGGCCTGGAGTAGTTAAACTCTCACCTATTACAATCTCTTTAACTGTCAGACCTGGATACATTTGCCCGCCAATAGTGACGGAGGCTTTGATCAGATTGGTATTATCATTAGTAATAGCTGTCATTAAACAATTCTTCTAATATATTCGGGTTTGGTACTGGTTAAATCAGCAAACTGGTTCATGATCATTTCATAATAGTCTGCCTTAATAACACGAATGGTTCTCTTTTTATCATTAATCTCCACCTCATGATCATAGGCGGAAACGATGGCTTTTGAAACAGTTTCAATAACTGAGTGACCATTAATATTATAGGTATTCACGGTCGCTGCTAGGTTCTGATAGGTATCGTAAGGAACATCTGGTATATTATTGGTGAGCTTAATGCCATCGATCCAGATACGGTCAGTGGTGATAATGTCACCGTTACTATTCTCACGGGTCACTATCTTTTCATAGTGGTGAACTTGTGTTTTGGCGTTCTCAATTGACCCATACTTGCCGATAATAAAGTTATTAAATGAGCGGGCATCTAGTGGCCAGTCAAATTGAGGATCAAATATCTCATTAGCATATACGATCATCCAGCCAGCGCCTGAATCCTTATAGACCTTCTCGGCTAGAATTTCAGGGGTCTCTCCATCTTCCACATCATAATAGTAATAAGCGCCGGTATTGTGTAGAATGTTTCTGATAATACCAAAGCGAAAAAAGATATTGGTGACCGTCTCATATACCGGGTATTGAGAACGGTTAATATCATATTTAATCTTAGGAAATGTATCTAAGAATGGTGAGTTAATAATGCTTGCCATCTAATTACCTTTTAATTACCCATTGCTCAATAGGTAGTAGAATTGCTTTATCGTATTCGTCGGGATATATCTCAATAAACTTAGACCCGACATGATTGTATAAGTATCTCTTTAGCGCCATCTTTGGAAGGGACTCTAACTGCCTGGCACCTGCCATATTGATTAGCATATCCCAGTTGGTCTTACCGCCAGTTATGACACCCTTTTGCATCTGATATTTTTCTTTATATTTATTAAAGAGGTATAGAAGGCTTGCTCTCTGACTATTAGAGAGATAATGAAGGTTTAGACCTAGAAAACCATCAGGTGTTCTCTGTAGTGCTAGAGCCATTGGGTATTTGTCCCACTTAGCTAACACACCATCACCTTTGGCCTGATATCTAAACACATATAATTTACCTACTATACCAACATCAACGCCTCTTTCTTCGGCTGCCAATATCATACGGCGTGCCGTTGTACCGGCCGCATTGGCAGCCTTTTCTTCAAACCAATGTGCTAATTCGTCTTTAGTGTATTCTTTCGCCATCTATTATTTAGACTACTTTTTCTTGAATAAATCCTGTTCAGTAATAACGGAAAATTCCCAGCCTCGATCAAGGCAATATTCCTTGGCTGCTTCCCATTTTGCTTGATTAACTCCGTATGTGACGACCTCAGTAATATACCGTTTAGTCTTCCTTTTGGGTGTGGACGGTGGTTTAGTCTGAGCCGCTGGTTTGACTTCTAGCAGTATCTTTCTCACACTCCCGTCACGTCCTTTAGCTTCCACGAAGAAGTCTGGAAAGTACCTATGAGGGCGATTATCGACGGGTGAGATATACGGAATTATAATCTCTTCCGATGACCAGCGTATGATATTGGAATTTTCATCCAAAGATTGCATAACCCTTTTTTCCCAACCAGAACGGAATACTATGTTGGTCGGGTCACCCATATACTTTTGTGGAAATTTAGGCTTAAAGAAGCCTTGTTTGTATTCGTATGCCATTATATAACCTCACTAAATAGTATGTAGTATTACTGGAGGAATTTATGGCACGTTTATTGTTTCCTGAGAATTTGCAAGATCCTCAGCATCTTCACTGGATGAACATTAACTGTTTCGAACAGGGCAACTATAGCGACACCATCACACTATTCGTACCAGGTGGTGGTCAGAATGGTTCAATGTCCTGGGAACATGCTCATGATTATACTGACGCCAAGTTGGCTCGTGTTGCTGCTGGTATGCTAGGTATCGGTGCAGGTGCTGGTGTTATACCAGGTATGTCAGGTAAAGCCATCAACCCTTTCGTCGAGGTATTATATCGTAACACCGACCTCAGAAAGTTCCAATTTAATTTTCTTTTTGCACCAACATCGGAAAAAGAATCCAAATCTATGGAGCAAATCTTCAAGACTTTGAGATACCATTCTGCACCTAAGATGCTCGGCGGTTATTCAAATCCTGAAGAAGGTTATAGAGGCGATTTACTTGGCCAATACCAATATTTGACCACTGGTGCCCTATGGGATGCACCATCAGAATTTACTATTAGTTTTTATTATAACGGTAAACTTAATCCTTATGTTCCCAAGATCGGTAGATCCATTATTGAGAGAATTGACGTAAACTATACACCACTTGGTGAGTTCTCAACCTTCTCTAATGGTCATCCCGTTTCTGCCATGCTAACAGTAGTATTCAAAGAACTAAGAGTTATCGATAAACAGAATATTCAGAAAGGCTACTAATGGCAATCGCACAAGCAAATGGACCATCTAATCTACGCATGATCGATGTTCTGGCGGCCGCCGGTAAATTAGGTGGTTTTGCCCGTTCATGTCGTTTTGCTGTCACTATCAAACCAATGAGCACCACATCATCTAGGTTACCAGAGAATGATTTAATCTATATGTGTGACTCGGCAGAATTTCCTGGTCGTGGTTTTGGTGTGACTGAGGTTCGCTATTATGGTCCTTCCCTATCACTACCAAACAATACCGAATATCAGCCAGCAAACTTCTCTTTTCTGTGCCGTGTTAATAGCCGTGAAAGACAGTTCTTTGATGATTATATGGAGATTATCAACCCTACTTCATCATTCAACTTTGAATATGCGGTTAACTATTGGTCAGAGATTAAGATTTATCAGCTAGGTGAGACACCAGCATATGCTGATAGAACATCTCCCGGTATTACATATTCATGGCGCCTACTTAAAGCCTGGCCCATTCTGGTCAGCCCACAACAAGTAACATGGGCAGACACCGACATTCTAAGATTACAAGTTTCATTCTCGTATAAGTATTGGGATAGACCAGACTTAGCAAGATAATATGGAGTTAGATAATGGCGTTACCTAAGATTGATTTGCCTGTATATGATATAATTATTCCTTCTAGCAAGGCTACCATCAAAGCCAGACCTTTTACTGTGAAGGAAGAAAAGATGTTGCTGATGGCGATGGAGTCTAAAGATATAGATGAAATTACCAAGTCAGTTAAACAGGTCATCAATAATTGTGTAGTATCTGATGGAGTTGATATAGATAAGCTGCCGTTCTTTGATATTGACTTTCTCTTTATTTTTCTTAGAGCAAAGTCCGTCGGCGAGGCAGTAGAGGTCAATCTCACCTGTAATAATGTTATAGAAACCGGTGAGAAATGTGGCAACGTTTTCCCTGCCATGATGGATATCGCCAAGTGTGAGGTGATTAATGATACAGCGGACAAGACGATCAAACTAAGTGAAACTAAAGGTGTAAAGATGCGTTACCCCAACTATGCTGCCATGAAGCGCATAGAAGCTGGTAATGAGGTCGATCAAGTCACCAACACCATCATTAATTCTATTGATCACATATACGATGAAAAGGGAATCTATAGTTATAAAGACTATTCAAAAGAAGAATTGAAAGAGTTTATTGAAGGTCTGACCGAGGCTAATTATAAAAAGCTACAGGCTTTTACAGAAAACTTTCCGACATTTGCCGTTAAATTAGAGGCAACTTGTGATAAATGTGGATTTCATCATCATGTGAGGTATACAGACTTCTACGATTTTTTTATGTGATAATGGGCCATGATAGGTTAGAAAACCATTTCAAATCTAACTTTGGTATGGTGCAGCATCACAAATGGTCATTATCTGATATTGAAGGTCTTATGCCTTGGGAAAGATATATCTACCTAGACTTGCTCCAGAATTTTCTGAAAGAAGAGGAGCAAAAGAGAACCGATAGAGAGAATGAGTTAAGGGCGAGAATGTCAACCGCTAATAGAAGAAAACTTTAATGGCCAAAAAAGATATCTTTAAGAACCTCAAAAAGATGCCCATTCACAAAAGAATGGATCAAATGAGAGCGCCTGGTGGCTCTGACTTTCTGGCAGCTATCACACCTACAGAATTTGCTGAATTGTTCCCAAGGTATTATCAGAAGGGTTTGCCTGACGTTGGTGGTTTCTACGGTGCCCTATCTAAGAAGTCACAGAAGGCCCAGCAAGAATACTTTAACAATATTGATCAGAAACTAGGCACGTCCAGTCCTGGTAGTGCCGCCGGTGGTAGATCACCGGGCGGCGGCGCCGGCGGCTCAACTGGTTCCGGATCAATCTCTAACCCAGTAATGGCAAGAGATATCTATAACTATCTGACAAAAGAAAAAGGTGTTGATCATATCCATGCCATGGGTATCATCGCCAACATTCAGGGTGAGTCACGTTTCAATTCAGGTATTATCAACCCAAATGATCGTGGTGGTCCATCAGGTGGTCTATTCCAGTTCCACGATCAAGGCTTCACGGGCAATGGTCGTTTCAGTTCGATGAAAGCGTATGTTGGTGATGACTGGAAGACCAACTGGAAAAAGCAAATTGACTATGCAATGACCGAACGTGAAATGAAATTATATATGTCCAGAACATTCAACGACGAAAAAGAAGCGGTCAGAGGTTTCGTATATGACTTTGAAAAGCCACTTGATAAAGTCGGAGACTCGGCTACAAGAATTGGATTCCTAGACTCTATCAATAGAAGTATTAAGTCAGGTGAAGGATCGCCAACAACTCCTGAAAACGTATCAAGATCATCTGCATCTACTGGTCGCCATTATGGCGAGAGTGACCAGTGTGTGGCTCTAAGTAAACACTTTGCACCTGGTGTTGGTGCCGCCTCAGGTTGGAAAGTATCAAGAGGTAATATTGCACCTGGTACAGTTATCGCCACCATGTCATATAACGATGGCTCTGGCGGTAAGATGGCTAAAGATATGCCCGACGGTAGAAGCCACTATCACACAGGTATTGCACTAACAGCACCTGACGCCAACGGTAATGTTCTTATTCTTGACCAGTCAGCCGGACGTGGTTCATCCGTTCATATGATCAACATTAATAACTATAACGGTGAACAATGGGGTGTGGTCGCTGGCGGTGAACCAACACCAGAATCCTTAAAAGCAGTTGAATTAGGTAAATCATTAGCAGACCAAAGCCAATTGTCATGGATCGAAGGCGCCGGGCAGGCGACTGCTACAGCAAAGGTTACACCTACACAACAGGCACCAGCACCGCCTGCACCTATGGTTCCATCTTCTCAGCAACAGGTTGTAGAAACGCCACCAAAAGACAAGCAATCACCTGACCGTCCAGGTACGGTTCAGAAAGAAAAGAAACTTGCTGGTCAGTCACAAGATGCTACTGCTAATGTTGAAAAGAAAGAACCAACAAAATGGAAAGTTAGCCCACAAAACTTCCGTAAGTTGGCTGAAAAAGAAAACTCATTGGCTTCATGGGCGTCCGATGAACGTATTAGAACAGGCTTTAATGATGATGAACGTGTAAAAGCCGCTGGTGCGTATATCGATGAAAACTGGGTCCTACATGCCGATCCTAAAAAGCCCTCTGTTAAAGAGGTGATGAAAGGTCTGCCAGAAGGTGTGGTCAGTCCTATGAAATATAAGGCTAATGAAGAAACAGCAACAATCACCAAGGCAGTATATCGTCCTAATGAGGACCTCAAAAGCCAAAATCGTATGGAAGGTATTGATAAAGAGAAACTACTTGCCTCATTTAGAATGAAAGAAACAGGAACATTAGAAGGTAAGTATGACTCCGGTGCCAATAGAAAAAGAGGCGCTAGAGGTGCATATCAGTTCCAAGATAAAACATGGCAGGCAGAGACAAAGAGAACTGGTGTTGGCTTAGAATATAAGAGAGCTTCCGATGCACCTAGAAATATTCAAGACGAAGTTATGTGGCGTAAGTTCTCTATGGATGCCGAAGAACATGGCTTTAGAGGTGCTATCAATAAGCATTATACAGGCAATGCCGCAGGTCATATGTCAGACAGGGCCCTAAGAAACAATAAAGGTCAAACTGCTGATGAATATGTCACCAAGATTATGAATAACTCTAAGGCTTATGATGAAAAGCAAAAGCAAGCGGCACCACAGGTTCAAGCAACTACAGAAAACGCTAAGGTTATTCCTGTAGCGGATAAACCTATGTCTCCACCTCCTGCCGCTGCACCAGAGATTAAACCAAAGGAAGATGCGGTCAAGGTTCACACAGCCGCAACTGGTGGTGCTTTTGATATTGGTGAAGAAAGTATTAAGGCTTATCCTATTTCAGGCATTAAGAGTGATAATACTGTAGTGGTCAATAGTAAAGAACAACCTTTGTTCACTATGAATAGTAAAGAAACTGCGGTATATGATCCTTCTCAGCAAAGAGTTGATGTATTACCTAATCAAAAGGATGGTCAGGTGGGTGCCCATGATAATGCTCTTAAAGGCGACCTTGATATGTTGAGAAATGATATTGGTAATATCTTTAATAGATTGAATGAGACGCAACAGCCTACACAGGAACGTGACCTATCATATCAAGGTCAACAGGACTTTTCATTCTTACCAAACATTCTGAATATCAATAAACAGCCTCATCATAACCCAGCATTTAAACGTGCAATGGAAAGAATAGGCTTTCAAGAGACTGGTGATGCATCGTCCGGCTATCACTACAGTCACGGTAACAAGTCATAAAAAAAGGGCGGGATCTCTCCCGCCCAATTCAATAATTATCTTGTAAGGTCTCAGTCGTCAGCCAACTTGCGAAACATGGCGAGGTCTTCATCCTCATCCTCTTCGACAACTGGAGCCGGTGCTTTCTTAGCAACTGGCTTTGGCTCTTCCCAAGGTGCTTCATCTTCCTCAACAGGCTTTGAAACACGAGGTGCTGGTGTTTCACCAGTCAGACCAAGAACTTCATCAAGGCGAGCCTTGAGTTCATCATAGGACTTATAGTTCTTACGATCAACGATTTCAGCTAGTGAATGTTCGGACTCCCAGATAATCTTTAGATCATTTTCACTATCAAGCAAAGGACCTGGAGTTAGGAAGACCGATTCATCATAATTAGGGAATGAAACGGTACGACCACCCATATTAACATTCTGACGGGTAACCTTTAGCTTAAAGTTGGCACCCTGCCATAGATCGGTAGGATTAATGCGTGCCTCGGACTCAAGGTCAGGGTGCATCATCTTATCAATCTTATCGTAAATCTTTTTACCAAACTTAAACAAGAACACCTTACCTTCGGTAGCCTTATTCTGTGGATCAGATACCACATAAATGTTGGCAACGTAGTGGAGCCGGCGCTTTTGATCACGGGCTTGCTTACGCTCGGGAGCATCGTTGTCCTGTGTGGAGTTCCAAAGTTTGGAGTTGTATTCGGAAACTGGATCCTTTTCATCAAAGGTGGTCAGTGACTTTTCAATATACCACTTACCAGTAACCTTGTTCTGGAATCCATGATCGAAGTAACGAACCCAAGGAAGGGCATCTTCACCATCAACGGCTGGACCTGGAAGGAAACGAATAACGGCTAGAGCATTACCCGTCTTATCTGGCGTAGGCTTCCAATAGAGGTCAGCGGAATCATCCTTCTCATAACCTCCACCATTCATCTTTTCCATCTTCTTTAGAAGATTGTCAAAATTGCCAGAGTTCTTTTTTAGTGTTTTAAAATCCATGTATTTTCTCCGTATAACGTTGTATAGTTTCTTGTCCACATAATCATCATATAATGAGGTATATTAACACACCTATCTCGGTATGTCAAGTGATATTTAGTCATCTTGTCCATACTGTTTCACCTTTTCTTTTAGAATGGCCTTGATCTTCGATCTATCATATTCCACGAATGGTTTATACTTACAGAGTTTCAAAGCTACTCTCGACCATAACGGGTCATTCTTTCCTAGTTCAATATCAAACTTAGTCACGAAAGGTATGTAGTTATTCGCAATCACCATAGTCTCACTAGAAACTGCACCACCTAGGTATTCACTGATACACAAAGGATAGTTATCTTCTGATACCTGAAAAGGTTTCTTGACACCATCTTTGAATAGAGTATCAAGGTCTTTGGCAAAGTGATAACTAATAGCCTGCCTTCTGGCTTGATACTTAACAAACGTATCGTGGGCCTCATCGTTCAATAGTTCGGTGATATAGTTTCTATCTTCTAGTCTATTAGCCACAAAAAAGTCTGTTAGATCCTTTTCATCATACTGTTTGGCTATTCTATCAAAACACCAGCCATCAGCCCGGCGACCGAATGCCTCCTTACTTGCTTTGGTATTAAGGTCTCGAAACATATCGTAGGTACGTGACCGAAAATGGGTTCTCACGGTCACGAATAGCTGATATGCACCATAAGCGGTGTAGTGGCTCATTTTGTTACCTTGAATGGCAACTCATTCATCAGATTGGATTTGGCGGCTGATATTACAGTGGATTCGACAACACTGAATGTCATAATATAATCCTATTAAAGGGGTAGTTGGGAGGTGTTTGACTTTTTGAGGAAGTGTAGGTCTTCGGCTTCTAGTTGTATCTTGGATTTGAGAACACCAGAGACAAGTTTACCGGCGAGTTCTAATTCAAATCCGTTTTCTTCACAATAGATACAAATGGCGTCGATATATGGTATATCTTTCATATAGACCATTTCTTCAATAGCCATACTAAAACGGTTGATATCATCAGAGTTCATTTGAAGTCCTCGGTTGTCATAATATAAAGGTGCCGGATTCTGTTTCTAGGCTCCGGCGGGCCCAATGATTATGCTGCTAGAGCAAGATCAAATGGGGCAATATTGTCGTTTGCACCTAACGATTGCTTTCGGTCTCCTTGAACCCTTACTACGCTTGTCGATCCTATTTCGCCCCCATCAAATATACGCATTTGAGTATAAAACAAAAATATACGGGTTTGCGTATATGTGGTGGAGGCGCCGGGTACCGCCCCCGGGTCCAATACGTCTATGC